GAGTAGCCTTTCCCATCCGCATCGGAAATCAGATCAACCAGCCGGAATGTGCTGGCATCTCTGTCGAGCCGCAGCAGGTACGCGCCGCCGATTGCTATCAGTGCCACGAACACCCATCCGGCCCAATCCACGGCAGCAAGCGTGTCAGTTAGCGCTGACTTGTTCACACCCGCCCCCACCCTTCAACAGCAGGCACAATAACCATAAGTCCTACGACCAGGACCGCAACCAGCGCCCAGTCGATGATGGTGCGCAGATCGCCCTCGCGGAGTTTCATACTGTAGCCCATGCGGTACGATAATTGTTCGCCCAAGGCTCTACATGCGGCTTGCCCGGACGCCATGCGCTGACATACTGCACCCACCCTTTTTCCGGGTCGTTCGGCCCTGGTAGCGCATCCGGCACCGAGTACAACAGCGCCCGCGCCAGCACACACGCCAGCACGTCGTTGTGGATCAGCGCCTCGTGCACCGCGTAAGGGTCGCGCGGGTACAGCAGGGCGTCGATTACCGGCAGTACAAGTGCACTCGCCGCCGCGTGGCGGACCATCACACCGCGCGTCGCTCCGTCTCGCTCAAACTGCCAGAACCCGTGGCCTTTCCCCGGCTTGCTCTCCCACCAATGATCCCGCGCTTCGAGCATTTGCCGACGGGCGCGCAGTCCGGTTTCCTGCAAGGCAATGGCGATCAGCATGGCCCGCGCGGCTGGCGTGTCGAGCTTGCTATCAAGCATCCCAAGCGCTGGGATAATTGCGGTTTTGAGCAACAGTTCAGGAGTCATCTCCGCGTACTCGCCAAGGTGTTCAGCACCGTCAGTATTCGACCATCAATAATGTCCAGGCGCTGCATGATGTGCTCATCGCGCCTCTGCGCTAGACCATTTACAAAGTCCATCTTCTTCTCGACCTCCTCTATCTTCTTGTCGATGTAATCTTCCATAGCCTGCACTTTACGCTGATTGCGCTGGTAAATGTAGGTGGCCAAGGTGAACACTCCGGCGCTCATTATACCAAGCGCCCAACGTAACGCAATAGGTGTTTGGTCGAACAGTACCTTCCAAACATCTGGTATGTGTTCATGGTTCACGCGCAGCTCCTTACAACTATGGTGTTCAAGGTGTAGTGGTAACTTCTTGCACCACAGTCACCTCGATCCGCAGCAGCTCGTCCACAAAACCGTCCGTATACACCGCCTCCAGATCGCCGACAGCCGACAGGAATGTAAACGCTGCGGTAGCGGCTGCTGGAATAGTGAGTGTGATCGTATGTGTAGAGTCGTTGAGGACGATGTTGCCGATGGTAGTGGACATCTCATACAGCAGCGCACCACCCACCGCATCGCGCAAATTCAGCCGTGCAGTCGCCCCGGCAAGTGGTACCGGAGTGTAGTAGACCAAGCTTCCGCCACCAACATAGGAGGAAAACCCTGCCGCGTCGATGGAGTTGATCGTGATCGTGTTGGCGTCTACCACCGACACAGGCCGGAAGTCTGACTCCCGCAACGAGTTGGCCACCGCGTTAATCTGGTTCATCCCTGCGACATTGGTTACCGCCGCGCCCCACCCGGTAACCAGCCCGTGCCCTGTCGCCGTGATGCTGACCGGCGCCGCCTTGGTGATCGCTGTGATGGGCTTGTAGACCAGCGGCAGCATCTCGGGCCGCACCACATACTTGAAGGTACGCCCCTGGCGGATAGTCCATGAAACTTCGGCTGGTGCGCGCGGCATCACTGCACTCCCGGCTGGAAGAAGCGGGTTGTGTTCTGAATACCCACATCGCGGATGTTCGACCCAGGCAGAATGCCGACACTGCTCAACGCCGTGGCACGCTGGCGCTGTTGCAACGAGCTGCGTACCCCGGTCATGATGTCCACACCCGGGTTGCTCTGTTGAAACTCTGCGGCCTTCCGCCCCCAAGTAAGCAACTCATCACGGTCCTGCTGCTCGATGGCCTTGACAATGTTCTTGCGGATCACCGCCAACTCGCGGGTCAGTATACTCGTTCTTTGACGCTGTGTTTGCTTGGCCTGAGCATAATCAGCCTCTACGCCTGGCTGGATGCCCAGCGTCCGCATCAGGATATCCCCTGCACCCGGCGTCATCGGCAAGGTCAGCCCGCTGTTGCTGTCAGTGAACCCCTGCTTGGACAGGCCGTAGGCTTTGAGCGGACCTTGTAATGCTACAGGCAGCATCGATTGCATTCCACCCAGCAAGTCCCCATCAGAAATCTTCTGCGCCCCCTTGACGATGTTGGACACCATACCGCCTGACGCGCCCGAGATCGACAGTACCGGGGTTTTCAGTTTTTCATCCAAGGTCCGTCGGTCAGCCAGGAAACGGCTGAAAGGCAGCAAGTCCGCCTCCCCGATCCGGTTGGACAGGTCACCACCAACCGACCGCAAGATGCCTCGTGAGATGATCGGCTCGATGTCCGCCCCAAAGACATCGCTGGTGAAGTTACGCAGTGACGCCTTGGTGTCGCAGGGCGTATCGCCGAACATCTCGCACAGCATGTCCGACAACCGGGCAGCCACCGTCATGAACGGCAAGCCCATCGTGCCGGCAAGCAGCATCATCGCTGTGACGTGCCCCTTCAAAAACGTCCTGGCTTCAGCTCGCTGCGTTTCATCCACACCGGGGCTGTTGGCAAACGCGCGGTACGTCTCGGTAACCAGCTTGCCCAACGTCTGAAACGCGAACTGGTGGAACTGCAACGCCGTAGGGGTAAGCCCGCCGATGATGCCTTTCGTGCCGGTCTGCCGGCCAATGTTGGTAGCGTTGTAGTTGAGCATGGAGTTGTCGACAACGCGCGCAGCGTACTGTACCGCCCCGTCCTTGCCGTGCAGGTCGTAGGCTGCCAACGCCATGGTGGTGCGTGCCAGAATCTCGGACATCAGTGTAAAACTGGTGGCTATCTTCAACACTGTGTTCAGCTTGGCGCCCCCTTCCCCGGACACCTCTCCTGCTGCGATCCGCCCTATGTTGCGGGCAATAGTCCCGATATCCAACTTGCCTGTACCTATCATCTCGACAAGATACTTGACCCGCTCGGGAGACAACCCGCCGGCAGCCAGCACGTCAGACGTAATGACCATCTCCGCAGCGCCGGTCGCCCTACCTGACCTGTACCCTTCACGGATGGCGGCGGTCACAACCTTCAGCGCGTCAGGAAAAGCTGCTCCCACCGCAGCGGTAGATTTAGCTGCTCCGAACCTTTTGGCCAGCTCGGGGACACCGTGCGTACCGACCTGCATGATGTTCATCATCACATACGCCGGGGACAGCCCGAGAAAGTATGTGTGCCCCAGTGCCCGGAGTACGCTCATGACCGGACTTTGCGGTGTCAGGTCGGCGTTGTCCAGATCGCGCTGCTTCAGCTCGTCCACGATGATACGCAGCTTGTTCTCGCCATCCACATCAATGTTCGGGTCGGCCTGCGCCTTGAACAGCACATCCTGCATCTCGCGAAACGTGTCCTGCCGCGCAGGGGATGTAGCGAGGCCGGCGATATGGCTTGCGGCAATGTACATCCGATGCGCATAACTGCGGATCATGTCAGTGCTATACCCTTGGACGCCCTTGCGGTGAGCCATCACACGCGCAACGGATCGCTCCGGCAACGACTCAAGGTACATGGCCCGCAAACTCTCCACCATCGCGTTGGTGGCGTCTGGGTCAGAATCATCCTCACGGATGTTCTCGATCACCCGTGACAGCCATGCCGGACCTACTGGTCGCTGCACAACCTCCGACTTGGACCCTTTGAAATACCCGGCACTGTCCTCTGTGGTGTCCAGCAGCCCGTCCGCACTCAACTTGTCCAGGGCGTTCACGAAAGCCTGCGCACTCTCAGAGGACTCGAAGCGCGTGAATATCTTGGGGTTGCCTGAGTCCGCCCGCAAGCTGACAGTGGGGAAATCTTTGGTCAGTCGTTCAACAACCTGCTGCATCGCGGCAGGGTCGGCCTTGCCCTCTGCGTCTCTGCGCACGGTCAGACCCACAAAGTAGTTACCGAACCGCCCCAAGTGGAAGTACGGCGACTCGGCGATAGACTTCAAACTGCGCTGCGTCATCTCAAGCTGGGCGTCCAGCGAGTTGAGGTGCTTGGTCATCGCCCGCTGCTCGGGTGTCAGCCCCGCCTGACGGCCAGCCAACAACATACGCTTGATGCGCTTCCGTTGGGCAGGGTCGGTCACCCCCTTCATCGCTGCCGCTATGGCCGCTTTGTCCTCGGGTGTCGTAGGCTCTCGCACGGGCAGCTTGGCACGCTCAACGGTCGTGTAGGCGGTCAGTGCCGTCGTGTACTTGTCCAGCACACCCTTCCAGTATTTGTGCGCAGCAGCCACGTTCTCGTGCGTTGCGGGGTCGTTCCGGAATGCCTCTGAGGCATCCCCTGCAAACACTGCCTTGGTCGCCGCATCCAACGGCTCGCTCGCCACCATGTTCTGGAGCGTCACCGCCATGTCCGCAAAATAGGTCGTCTCGTTCATGGTGACGAGATCGGTATAAATCCCGCGCTGCTCCGGGTTTAGCTTGCCCCATGCCTGCTTTAATTCAGCCAACTTGCTCTTGAGCATCGCCTGATCTTCAGCACTCTCACCCTGTAGGTGCGTGTGCTCTGCCCACGTCTTGCGGTGATCCAGGCGCAACTCAGTCGCCTGCATCAACTTGCTGATCGCCTTGTACGCCGCAGGGTCCGTACGTTCCTGACGTTCCAGCTTCTTGTAAGTATTGCTGAACAGTTGCCCGAACCGGGCAGCGATAACCTCCTGATTGGCGTAGGTCTGCGCGTTGCGCTTCAGCGCCCCACCGAACCGGTTGTCGAACAATTCCGCCAGGGTGTTCCGATCTGCCCACTTGGCCACGGCGCCCAGCATCCTGGCGCTTATCGTGCCGCCCTTCCCCCCAGTCAGCACGGACATGACACGCGCCTTCATGGCACGGGCGGCGTTCGCTGCCTGCCCGAAACCCTGCATGTCGGTAGCCGCCGCATCTCCCATCTGGCCGCGCGCCGTGCTGCGGGAGTACAAGGGTCCAGTCTGCACGATGTCCGATAGCAATTGCTCCGACATGCCGGGGTATTTGAGCAGGGCAGCCGCAAGCTGAATGGGTGTGGGAACGTCCTCATCGGCGATGACGCGCCCGTTGCCGTTCACGATATCCACGGTGCCATCAGGGTTCTGCACCGCGCGGTAGCCGTAATCCAGCAGCAGCTCTTGTGCATCCTTTTCCATCTGCTGCTGGCTGCTGGGTGTCTGCCCATTCACAGCGCCCAATGTCGAAGCATGGACAATATCCATGACATCTTTCGTACTGAGCTGAAGGTCGAACCCGGCCTTGCGCAGGAATTTCCGCACCGCGACAACCGTGCGCCGCCACAAGGACCGGTTGTGGTTGTTCGGGTTCTCGGCGAAGTACCCCAAAACTTCCTCACCCAGCCGACTGTCCTGGGCCACCCGTTCGGCCATCTGCTGCGCGAAGTCAGGTGCGTTCGGGTCAAGCCCCAGCGATTCCTCGATGTTCACCCGCCGGGCAGCCGCCACAAACGCCGCGTCTCCGTCAGACAGGAAGCGCCCGACATCGCGGAAGATAGACTCGTATCCGCTGTCGCCCAGCATCTTGCGCAGGCCGTAATGCACACCCATCTCGTGCAACAGCACACCCCACGCGGAGTCGTTCGCGGCCATGTTCTCGGCGACGATATAGCTCACACCGGTGCTGGGGTCGTACACTCCCTTGGCGCCGTCCTGCACGGCATCCGCGTTGAATGACCCGCGCCTGCGCATGTCATTGTGCATATCTTGCACAGACTGCACGACAACGAACCGCTTGCCCAGCGCCTTGCTGATCGCCGGACCTACGCGCTCTTTGATGTCACTCAGGACAGACTCGGCGGTGTGCGTCCCGCCGGCGGTCTTTACCCCACGGGAGAGTTGCGGGGAGTATTTCTTGTTGAACAGTTCCTGCGCTTGCTCGAACGCGGCGATCTCGGTCTCGTGCCGTCGTCGAAGCGTATCCGGCATGGTCCCGTCATCTTCCATCAGCCGCAAAGTGGCAATGTCGGCACGAGACTCCAACTCTCTCAGTCGGGCCGTGGCATCCGTGCGCTCCTTCGACTCTACAGTGGTCAGCCCGGCAGGTAGATCAGGCTCGACAGGCTGTACCGGAGCGGGCGCTGCTGTAGCCGCCGGAGCAGGAGCTTTTTTCGCTGCGGCTTTCTTCTTGCCTCGCTTGGCAGGTACCGGGGCCAAGGCAGCCGTTGCGGGTGTGACCGCCGGGGGTGCCTGTTCGGGCACTACGGCGGCAGGCTGTTCCGGCACAGTTTGCGGTGCGAGAGCTTCCGTGGTGTCTACTGGTTCAGCCACAGCTTGCACTGGGGCTTCCTGTGTAACGGGTGCGGCCTGTTCGACAGGTGGCTCAAACCGCGCCGCCAGCTCCTCCATCGAGGGGATACTGGCGCCGGACACTGCGCGATACAGAGACTGCAACGGGCCGTCAGGGTTGTTCACATACTGCGCCGTAGAGCCTGCCTTGGTGCGTGTGTAAATCTCACGGGCGACCGCCTCCTCCAACGCTTCGGGCGTCTCGGATTTCGCCAGCGTGTCCCGCACTTTCGTCGGCAACCCTTTCAGGTTGGCAGTAGGCAGGCTGCTGATCGCTTGCTGGAACGGAGGTGGCGGGGGTGCGGGAGGCTGGGGTACCTCCTGCGGGCCAAGACCAAGAATCCTCGCACGTTCGGCAGTATCGTCAGTCTGCGCGAGCGCCTGCTCTACTTCGTTTGGACGACCTGCCACTCCGCGCGAAGATACAAGTATGGGGGCTTCAGATACTTGCCCAGGTGCTGGGAGTGCGAGCTGACCAGGATATTGACTACCGAGAATCTGAGCAAACTGCCCTACAGGCTGTTGCCCAAGCCCGAGAAGCCGCGCGCGCTCGGCGATGTCGTCTGTCTGCGCCAAATCCTGCTCTAGCTGACCAGCGCGCGTCACAACACCGCGCGAAGAAACTTCAAACGGCTGCTCAGGTGCGGGCGACGGCGCAGGCAGTGCAAGAAGTGGTCCAGACAGAGCACCATCCACCGCGCCCTTCAGATCGTCGTCGCTTACAGCGCCGGGATCGACCGTCGGCTTACCACGCGGTGTCAACGCGCCGAATGCGCCACCTACTCCAGCGCCACCCAGAAGCCCCATCGCAGCACCAAAGGCGGTCTCCTGCAAAGACTCAGGTGCCAGCGGGTTCTGGAATGCTGCTGCCTGTTCAATCGGGTTTTGAAGCAGTTCCTCGCCCGCCTCAGTCACGCTGGAGCGCAGTGCGGTACGCGCTACTGGGCCAGTGACAAGGTTCCGCAGTGCGCCGCCGTAGGTCGTCGCGGCAGCCTGTTTCGCACCTTCCTTGCCAACTTCTTTGGCCAGCGCACCTTTGCCGCCACGCAACAAGATGTTGGTCAACGCCTCGGGACCACCCAGACGTTCCACCGCTGCGGATGCAACACCACCCGTACCCGCCGCCAGCTTGGCTCCAAGACCACCGGCTGCCTCGGGATTGTCCTCGATCTGTCGCTGGCGGATGCCGCCATAGGACTGGGCAAACAGGGTGGCCATAGGCCCGCCCCACGAGATCAACTGCCCCAGACCTGCGACAGCCCCGCCAATCAGCGGGTTCGCTGGTACAAGGTACCCCCCTGCTGCTGTAATCGCGGACCCTACAGCGCGGGCGCCCACCACCCCCGCCACAGACCCCGCCGCATTGCCTGTAGCCGCACCAAATGCAGCGCCTGGGCGGTCTATCACATCTTGGAGATTCTGAATGCTCGAAGCGTTCCGTTCCTCGACACCCTGCCCGTACTGCTGCAAGGCATTGCCTTGGTCTGCACCCGGCAAATCGGCAGCAATTTGCCCAAACCCACTCGCTGTGCGACCTGCGGCGGTAGCTTTGAACGCCCGCCCGAACTCCTCGAAAGCTCCCGGAGGCGCAGGTGCGACCGCCGGTTGCGTACCGGGCAAAGGGCCAATAACAATCGGGGCGTTGATGAGGCGCCTTAGACGTTCACCTTCGGTCAGGGGTGCAACAGCCACGGTTACTGCGCCTGGGGTAGAAGGAACTGGTAGGGGTTCGCCTGGGCTTGAAGCCTGTCACGCAATGCCAGCGCATTCACCAGACCTTCTTCGGTCATCGGCGTACCATCGGCGTTCACACGCTTGATGATCTGCGCATCGAGCTGCCTGAGTGGGTTTGATCCAAGTTCACGCTCCGCCGCACCGGCATAAATTCTCTCTTGCGATGCGCGCTGCGCAGCACTGTCCGCAGACCGAGACTTCTGCCCTTCCCGCAACACAGCGTTACGATCTGCTGCAACATCTCGCGCCGTGGTTGCTTGCAGGTCGGCATTCCGCGTAGCTACCGTGTTTTGCAGCAGGCCACTCTGGTACAGTCTGTCCTGCCCTCGCGTAGTTACCCCACGGTCTGCTTCACGCGACTGATCGGTAAGCTCTGTGTTCAACCGCTGCTCGACCGCACTGCGCACATTCGCAATATCCTGCGCCGCGTTGGTACCGGCACTTGTCGCCACACCGGCGATGTCGTTGAGGGCATTCAGCACGCCCTTGCGACGGAACAACTCACCGTAGGAGTCCGGCTCGCGCGTGGCCTGTGCCACCAGATTCTTCAGCACCGAGTCGAAATCCTGACTGCGGTCACCTATCAGCGTGCTGCGCCGGGGTGCATCGGGCCGGCCCAGACCTTGGGCAGCACCGTAGGCTGGCTGCGAACCAAGCCCCAGTTGGGGGATAGTCCCAGCAGGTACGATGCTGCTCTGCCCTGACAGCTCTCTCGCACGTTGTGGTGTGACGCTCAGGCTGCCTGCACCGCCGCGCGCGCCCCTGTCGCCCCACTCCATGTACCCTCCACCCGCAGGCACACTGTCCATCGAGTAGACCGGTGCAGCTTGCCTTGGGGTAGTCGCGATGGGCGCAGGTGCTGCTGGGGCCGGCTGCCCGCGTGAAGGTGTGCGCGTCAGTGCGGGTGCCGGAGCGGTTTGCTCAGGTGAGACAACGGATCGCAAGGTGGGGTAGTTGGAAGATACCCCCCAAGCCCCTGTAGCTCCAGGCGCCGTGGCAGCAGGTGGCGGGGCGCCCCCAATAAGTCCCTGCAAAAATCTTCCTGCCGGCTGAGCTACTGTAGCATCTATTGTGTTAAACGCCTTGATTAGAGGCCGGTCTATGGTTTGAGTTAAAAACTCATTCACCCCTACTCCCGCACCGAGCGCACCACCACCTGCTCTCTGAGCTGCTTTCTTAGCTTGCTGCAACTCATACTCAGGCTTAAACGCTCTCCCAACAGGACGCAAAGCATCAAGTATCTCGAATAGCGGCCGCTTTTCGCCATCAGCCAATGCAACCATATCTCACCTCACCAAGAGTCCCAAACAAAGCCGCCGCGACCAAAGCCCCAGGCTGTCGGTGCGAACAACTTGCGCAATGTATCACGTCTGGCCTGCTCCACCATATCGTCGAACGGTGCGCGGAAGGCATTGGCCCCGGAGACGTTACCCACGTCGCTGTCGATGTTGCGAAGCGCGCGGTAGGCTGCCCAGTCCAGCAGCCCCAGATGGTACTGTTCAGGTACCTCGGGCGCAGCAGACAAGTCATCCAGCGTCAGGGGTGCGAGTGGTTTACGGATGGTACGCAAGCGCACCGTGTCCGTGTAGTCCACTGTCGGCTCAGGGTAGATGCGCAGATGCACGATGCCAGACGCACCGGACTTGATGTCCAACTGCTCGTCGCTGGCCCACGCGACAGGCCGCCCAGGGGGTAGCTCGGATGTCTCAGGGTCAAACGTCAGGGAGCCGCTGGGGGGCTGGTAGGACGACAGCGCCGAGTGGCCGGTGCGGATCAGGTCACGCGCGTCATCCGCGTAGCGTGCGGAGATGACTGCCAGTACGGACTTGTGCAGCGTGTAGCCGGCAACGCCCGTGGCGAGCTTGACTTGAGTGACGGCAGGGGTCGAAGCGTCGCGCAGTACGAGGCCGATAGTGGCCATGCGCATCTGCGCTTCGTCGATGTAACGTACCAGAGCTTCGTCGGACCACAGCGAGTCAGCAGGTCCAGAGATGAGGCTGGAACTGTCTCTAAGTATTCCCTTCTTCAGCTCGTCCAGCAGTTCTTGCAGTGTCACGATGGTTAAACACGGCTGTACGGGTACAGTTTCTTGGGTCGGTAATCAATCACTTCCAGCGTCTGCGGGTCAACAACCGGCACAGACGTGACCGCGTTGTTCAGAATCTCCACCACGCCGGGCGGTACGCTGAGTTCCACACCTGGTTGCAGCATGTAGCCCACACCGTTGTCGCCCACAAACAGGCCGGTCGGAGGGATGTTGTCGTTCTCCTCCAGCACGATCTTGATGCGGCCATCTTCGTCCGACGCAAGCGGCATCTTCAGGTTCGATCTCAACTCAGCCATACCTACTCCTTCAATGCTTTGACAAACGCGCTGTCGTACTCATCTTCCTGAACCAGTTTTTCGAGGTTCTTGCCCAGGAATTTGAGCACGGCATCCACGTCATTGAACACCATCTCAACATCAGCCGACTCGTACTTGTCGTTCTTTCTGTTGGACTCCACGATCTCGGGGTCGCTGAAGCACACCACGTAGCCATTGACGGCACGCTTTATCGCGACAGATGAATCTCCCATACCCATCATGCTCCAGCTCCCGAGATCACAGAAATCAGCCGATGGCTTCCCATGCGAACACTTTGCTGGCCGCCATCGTCACCGCAGTGAGCGTGAAGGTGCCGTCGGCGTTCACGGTGATGCCGTTGGTGGCCTCCAAAGTGACCGCACCCGTCGCAACAATGTGACGAGAGCTGGCGGCTGCCATCCCCTCATACCACTCATCGCTGATACGGTCGGTCAGATTGTGGAACCGCACCACACGAGGTACGAAACCCACGGCAATCGTGGCGGCAGCCGCTGTGGCAGAATCAGTAACGACACTCCCGACAGCGTGGTTGGCGATGCCGCCAGTGTAGGACCGCGTATTGGTAGACAGAGCCATTTCAAATCCCTCATCTCAAAAAGGTAGAGGGGCTGAAGTTCAGCCCCTCAGAGTCATCACGCTTTGGCACCGACCTCAAGTACAGCCATGAACGCCTGTTGCAGAATGACGGTGCCGGTCCAGAACTTGTAGCCGACCGTGCCGCGCTGCGCCAGAGGATCGCCAGACGCGGGTTTCGGGTTGACGACCAGCGGAGTCATCGCGGACTTGCCCTTCAACGGCACGATCCCGAAGGCGTCGCGACCGAAGATCAGGATCGGGTACACATCCACGAATCCCCCGGTAGCTCGCAGACCGGAGGTACTGACCGCTGCGCCCAGTCCCAGATACGGTTCGTAGATCGTGCTGGTCAGGAACCGAACCTGCTCCAGAGAACCGATCTCACCTTCCATCGGCGTGGTGTGCGGGCCGTAATCCGCGACCACCTTGAACCCGGCGATAGCCCGCAGATCGCTTTCCAGGTCAGGGTGGCAGATGGCAAAGTATGATGCTTCCACCGACTTGGTGTTGTAGTCCGGCGTAGACGCGATCACCTGACTGATCTTCTTGGCGTTCTGCCGGTTCAACCCCGTAGTCGCCCGGCGGAAGTCCGCCAAGTCAGGCGCGGTGATGATGTTCCCACGGCCCGCCACATTGCCGGCACGGAACACGTTCGTGCCTGCCTTCAGCACGTTGAACCGCAGCGTCTCCAGCGTAATAGCCGCAGACTCACCGAGGATGTCGGTAGCCTGAGACAGTACGTTGTCGGTGTGCGTGTCCTGGATCACGTCAGTGATGGTGACGTAATCACCATACTGCGCCAGAGTCACAGTGTAGTCCTGGTTCGCCAGCTTGCGGCCCGCAGGAGTCACACCCTCGGTCAACGGTGTGGTAGACACCGGAGTGAAGAAGTTGCCTGTGCCAGTACCTGCCGAACCGGTCGCCCCGGTCAGAAAGTATCGGCGCCATTTGGCGGTATTGGTGCTGTTGGTCGGCAGCACATACGTCTGACCGAACTTTTCAGCGTGCAGGTAGGGCATCCCACGTTTGAGCATCTGTACTTGTGAGTACGCTGCAACAGCGGGGGAGATATCACCATATCCAGTAACATTTGCCATGTCTTAAACCTCAGTTCCAGTTAAGTTATAGCGGCGAACTTGGCGAACGCACCGTCAAAGTCGTTCTTGTCAGGTTCTGCTGCTACGACAGAAGATCGTTTGGAACTGACTGGGGCCAACGCCTGGGCCGCTTTTTTGGCGGGCGGAGGCAGCTCAGTTGCCTGTTGCTTTGATGAGTCTACCACAACACTTCCGGGTGTGTCTTTCTTGTACCGCTCCACCAGGTCGGCAATCTCATCAGAGTTCCCGCCCTGTATAACACGTTGATATGCGTCTCGCAAGTAGGCCGGCTGCGCCCCCACCCACGCGGTGATGGATTCCTGCAACGTGCCGTACTCCGGCACAGCACCCAGCACCTGCGCTTTTTGCCGTTCTTGAAGGACCACTTGCAGATCTTGCGTCATGGGTCGCAGCACCGCTGCCACCTCGTTGAACACGTACTGCACCAGGTCGTTGTACTCGGTACGGCGCTTCAGTGACTCGGCCTTGGAGACATCACCCCAGTCCTTCTCGTACTCCGCCAGGAATGTCTGCTCCTCGGGGGTGTAGGGGTTGACCGGAGGTGCGGGTGTAACGGGCTGTGGTTCGACAGCCTTTGGCTCGGCTGCGCGGGTCTTGTCCAGCAACTCCTCCAGCTTGGACAGCAGCGCCGTGTCGGGCTTTTCCGCAGGTTTTTCTTCCGGTTTCTCATCGCCCGTCGCTATGCCCTCATCCTTCGCAGCGAGAGGTAGCGCCTCCTCATCTTCCGCCGGAGCTTCGGGTTCCGAAGGTACGGGTGCCGGAGGGTCAGCCGGTGCGGGCGTCAGTACAGGGAGTTCGTCTGCACTGAACTTGGTGAATGCATCGTCAAACTCGTTTACTGGGGTGGTTTCTTGGGTATCTGCCATGTCAGCTCACCTGGTATTTGGCTTGTTGTTCCGCGAAAGACGGCTCGGATATCTGCGTTTTCATCGCTTGCAGCAGATGCACCCGCGCCTGCTGGTAAGCATGTCTTTCAGGGGTGCAGTCGATCAACTCTCTGACCGCATCGGTTTCCAGCGCCCCGATCCACTGGAGCACCAGCGTCATCTCGGGAGTCGCGCGGTTGGCCCGCACTTTCTGCCCAAGTTCCGCGATGGTTTGTCTGTCCACCCTCATTGCGGGGGTACTCCTTGCATCATGTCGGGCTGTTCAGCCACACCCTGCGCCGCACTGGCGGCCATGTCTGCCGATGTCATTTGCCCCAGTATACCTTCAACCGCCTCTATGCGCGATTTCTCGGTAGCCGCCACGTTCTTCTGGCCTTGTGCGATGTTCTTGAACGCATTGGCCAGCTCGGAGCGTATGGTGGCGCGCATCATCTCATCTTGCAGGGCCTTCTGCTCCTGCATTCCCTGCTGCGCCTGCGCCCGGTTGTTGGCTACCGTAGCTTCACTCAACAGCATGTCTGTCAGGTCGCGCACTTCAAACCGTTTCTGCACCAGTTTGCGGGAGTCCACATGCTCCAGCTCGCCTTGTGTCAACGTAGACGCCAACTGGTCCACCTGCATTCCGCGAATCTCTTTGGCAATCAGGCTTGTCGCCCCCCGCGCCACCACGTTGTAGTCCCCTTGCGCTTCAGGATGCTGCCCCAGCAACCGAGAAAACCACACCAATGATTGTATGACAGACTGCGTAAACTGGTCAAAGTTGCGCACAATGTCCTTGAAGGGTAGTGCCGCATCCCCCCGCAGCATGGACGCCCCGGCAGCGGTACGCAGAGGTTCACTCGGCCCCCGTGACATATCGCCGCCCGTGGCCGGACCTACGAACGACTCGGTGTCCGCGAAGTCCATGAACAGCCGGATGACCTGCAACAGTTCCGAAATGTGGCTGTCAATGGCTACGTTGCGCACCGCCTGCTGTTGCGCGTCCGCCCCTGTCCCTTCCCGGTACCAGACCTTGTACGCATGAACCCCCGTCAAGTCTTGGTCAGGCCGCAGCAGGTCCGTGTTCAGCTCCAGGTTGGGGCCACACACCACACTGGCGTTGTCCAGCAGCATCCGCGCCGACGCACATACCGACAACTGGCTGTCACGAATCACTGCCGGCAGGCCGTTGCCCAGGGGGCTGGTGTCGTCCTCGTCGAACGTGAAGGTGTGAACCGTGCGAACCTTCACACCCAGGTCGTACCACGGGGATGTCATGGCGCCGATGATGTGGTTGCCCACCATCCAGACCTCACCGGGAACCTCGTCCTCGGGGTCTGCGTCACCCATGTCCACGCGCGCTTTCGTCAGGTGCTTGGTCAGTACCGGGCCGTACCAGGTCACCACTTCGTAGCGCCCGGTGTCCTTTGGCTCCGCGTTGACGTTGGACTGCACCCCCAGGTTGCGCAACTCGGTGTCAATTTGCCGGGGCTTGTAGTTCCCCCGTACCCCGTCACGCTCCAGGTACTCTTTGATGATGTTCGGAAAGAACCCCTCCCGCTCACCCAGCTTGCGCACTTGCTGCCGGGACATTACCCGCCGCACAAAGTATCCATCGTTGCTGGTGAGGTTCTTGCTGTTCATGTCGGGGAAGAAGTCCCACACCGGCAGAAACTCAAACTGGGGCTTGTACTTGGTCTCCGTAATCCTCTGCGGGGTCTGCCCCTGGAACTGCCACCGCGCCTGCGTCTGCTCCCGCGCGAACGGTCCCAGCAACACACCCGTGCCGTACAGGATGCCGCTCGCCACCACCTGCCGGTTGACGGTGATGTAGTCCTGTGTCTGGTCGCCACCCATCTCTTGCAGGTAGTCGTCAATGATGCTCGACAGCCGCGCCGCTTTCTTATCGGCCATCTCGACGATGGCCTGCCGCATGTCCTCCTCGGTCGGGGGAACCTGCACCCCAGCTTGCTGCTGCTTGGTCAGAAACTCTTGCACCGCCGCCGCCGCGTCCTCGTCCGACACATCTGGCTCCGGCCCGGCGCTCAGTGCCCAGTTGCGCTCGTTGCCGGGAAACATCAGGTTCATCAGTCGCGCCAGCACGCTCAGGCATTTGACCCGTGTGATCCTCGGGTACGCCTTCGACCGTCCGTTGGCCAAGGTACGTTCGATCTCGGGGTCGTACAGCCCCAGATACTGCCGCAGGTTGCGCAGCCACCGCCGCTCCGCCTGAAAGCGATCATTTACGAACGTGTCGAACAGGGGCCGGTACTTGTCCCGCAGGGGGCTCAAATCCTCCGCTGTGACAGGGACCATCTCGGGCACCAGCGCCATGAGCTGGTCAACGATATCTTCTGCGGGTGCGGCCATGTCGTCCAGCTCGTCAGCGGTGGTGGTACTGGTTTACGGGAGCGTACTGCTTGGGTATGTTCAACGTGGGGTACCGCTCCGTGCGCTCCGTCTGGCGCATATAGTACCTTGCCAAGTACCCGAGCGCATCGCCGGGGTGACTGTACGCATTTTTCTCCGGCTCGGGGGAGTCCATCGCGCCAGTCTTGGCGCTCAGTTTGAACCGCCACCCACCCTTCAACGCCCGCACCAGTACCGGGCACTCCGCCGCATCCACCAGGAACGCCGGACCCATGTCCGTCAACCGCGCCGTGTAGTGCTCGATGGATGTCAGCCGTTGTGACAGCCGGTTGTTGGTCTCCACCTTGACTTGGTAATGCCGGCGCAACTCATCCACGATGGTGCGCTCGTCCCGTTGTCCTCGGTTGGATGACGCTGGGTCGGGGGCTATGATGATCTTGGCATCCGGAAACCGCCGCCGCAGGTAGGGCCGCAGCCGCTCCTCGATCAGACGCTTCGCGCCGTAGCCTTCCTGCACCAGTTCGCCGTAGACCTTCAACCGCCCGTGCAAATCCTCCTGCCCGAAGATGAACGCGCTGCCCGCCAGCCCAGGGTCGAACCCCACCACCAAAGGTACGGTCTTGTCGTACTGTAGCGGCCCCTTCGACAGGTGCATGTCGGGCTTGAATGTGCCTATCACCGGCTTCCCAGCGGCGCTGAAGCCCCATTCCGCCTCAATAAACTGCTTGATCCACCCCTCAGACTTGCCTTTGGACTGGTTGGTGTAATATTCCCGCCCACCGGGGAGGTTATCCAGGTTCTCCGCCTCGGGTGACAGCCCAGATGGCTGCTTAAAATATCGTGCGTTGGTAGGCAAATTAGTAAACAGGTAGTCATACCACGCGTTATCTTCGGTTGCCGGGTTGCTGGACCCCCAAATCCCCCAGTTTGTGGCCCCGCCGTCCTTCGGGGGTGGGTACCGCCCACACCGGCTGGAGAGAGCGTTCATGATATCCAGCGGGATATGCACAAACTCGTCAATCAGGACGAAAGTGACCTGCAAAGACAGCACGCGCTCGATGTCATCCGGTGTATCCAGCGCCCGGAACATCACTTCGCACTCCACGTCGTTGTAGCGCAGCAAGAAGTCCTTGTCTGTCGCCCGCCACTTGCCCGATGGGCCGTCCTTGAACCACTCAAACCACGACTTGATCGTCGTATCGCGGAGCTGAGGGAAGGTGTTGCGCACGATTACAGCCCGCGTACGGCGTATGCCGTCCTTATGTGGGGCTTGTAACTTGGCCATGTGTATAAGTTTGAAGAATATACCTGTTGTCTTGCCGGAACCCACAGGGCCAACAATCCAGTTATAGAACAGCTCCCCGGGCAAGTAGTGCCTGATGAAGTCTTTAATTATGGGGGGTGGTGTGTAGACGATATTGTCTGTCATGCAGTACTACAGGTTGATCTGGATGTTCATGGCGGGCAGTGCGCTCCCATTGCCTGACGGCGGTTCGATCAACCCTGCCACCCGGTAGGTATGTTTGATGAGGTCCGCACGCACGGACGGCGGCGTCGCTCCCGTTGTGTCATGGATCATGTTCCAGCTCGTTTTCAACAGCTCGTCACATTGTAGCTGGGCTTTGAGCTTGACGCTCGCGCCCTCCTGTTTCACATGTTCCACGGCTGCGGTCAGGTCGCGCCGGAACACTGGGTCGTTGCGCAACTCCGCCCACTGGTCCTTGCTGATTCCGTAGGCTTCGCAGATGTCGCGCAGGGGTGCCACCCGCAGGGCAATCTCCACAGGTAGTGTTGGGGGGTAGCTGCCGATGTGCGCGGGGTCACCCACCCCTCCCTGGACAGGTGCGTCGTTAATGGTGCGCAGGGCTGTAGAGTTCATGGCGGTGTTGTACTGGGTTTTGGAAGGGGTGTCAAGGGGGTGTAGTTTTCCAACATGTTGAAATTTACTTTTGACGGATTTTTGGAAAAATGTGTGAGCGACCATTGTATAGCCCCCCGCGCGCAACCCCAAACCCCCTGGCCCCCGTCCGACCCTGGAAAAGAATTCTTTGCTCTGCACTCGCTGGCACGCTGGCACGCTGGCACGCTGGCACGCTGGCACGCTGGCACGCTGGCACGCTGGCACGCTGGCACGCTGGCACCGTGACCGCATTGACCTAAGCAGTCGCACTAGTTAGCTAGGTTACACAATGTAACCTTGACATAAGGCGCGCATTCCTTCATAGTGTGCTGGCTGGCTAATAACGGCCAGTCATTCAAACATTCAAAAGGTGAACACAATGGAAACGATCAAAACTGTTAAAGACGCGAAGCAAGCGGGCACTGCAATTGGCGCCGCCACTGAGTTGGCAGTGGGCGAGACTCTGACCGCTCGCACACTGGAAGTTTTGCGAACCTTGCCCAAAGGCAAGGCCGTCGCACTCATGGGCGCATTCTGGGATGGATTCGACTCTGCGGCACCGTCCGTCCGTGGACTCAAGCGCATCAAGGTAACTCGGTCCGAATCCCTGCGCATTGCGCGCGGCATTGACGCGGGGACCGCTCCCGTTCAATCATGGGCTGAATCTGTCAAGGCTGCACCGAAAGCAGAAACGGGCAAAGGTAGCGGCGGCGGTCGCAAGCCGCGCCCGGCCAGCGTCAAAACGCCCGGCGAAGTCGTCACCATCAAACCCAGCGAAGCAGCCAAACCGGAAGCGCCGGTAGTAATCTCGACCATGGCCACGGGGCGCCAGCTGGTGGCGCAATTGGTAGCGTTTGAACATGCGCACAAGTCGAAACTTTCCGTCGCGTTTATTAACGCGGTGGAGAATCTGGCGCGCGTCGCTAAGGAAGAACTCAAAGGATAATCCTACCCCGCACACTTCGGCGCCTTCGGGCGCCTTTTTTGTTTCAAGTTTCCACACCCAGCACCATGCCAGCCCGTGACGGCGCCTGTGCGCCCGCTGGCGCCACGATCGCACCCGAGCAGTACCCTAGCCGCACCCAGCACCATGCCAGCCCGTGACGGCGCCTGTGCGCCCGCTGGCGCCACGATCGCACCCGAGCAGTACCCTAGCCGCACCCAGCACCATGCCAGCCCGTGACGGCGCCTGTGCGCCCGCTGGCGCCACGATCGCACCCGAGCAGTACCCTAGCCGCACCCAGCACCATGCCAGCCCGTGACGGCGCCTGTGCGCCCGCTGGCGCCACGATCGCACCCGAGCAGTACCCTAGCCGCACCCAGCACCATGCCAGCCCGTGACGGCGCCTGTGCGCCCGCTGGCGCCACGATCGCACTATCTAGAAAATAGCAGCCAATCGAAAGTAGGTTACAAAATGTAACCTAGTTGCCCCGGTTATTTTTCAATACGTTTGCAGGTTGCGCAATTTTTGTCACCTTTCGACAAATTAAAAATTCGTGGCCCTGTAAAATAACTCGGCCGATTTTTCTCGGAATAAACTACTTTTTTGATGGTAGTTAACTACTGCAAGTCGCT